GAGTCCCAACCCGTAGGGACGACGTTGACGACGGACCAATCGCCGAAGCGGTTTGGTGTTCTTGTCGATCGCGCGCCCAGAGGTTGGACCTGAAGCGTGCTCTGCGCGCGCTTTCATTCCGCCCAGAACCTCGAGCGCATATTCGCGCAGGTCCCTAACGTACTCGCGCTCCTCGGTAATGCCGGCCGCGCTGATTTCCAGCATCTTCGCGTCGGAATTCGGGCCACCTACGAGCGTTTGAGTCGCACCCTTGACCATCTCGCCACCGGCGCCGAGGTTGGTAGCCATGCCGCCCGCTGGCTTCTCGTATCCCGCCGGCGTCTCGTCCTGACTGAACATGTCGCCCCGGTTAACGAACAACATCGGATCGGCCGAATAACGGAGTCCGCGTCCGGCTTGCGACAGCGTATAGTCTATTTCGATACAGACGTTTCGGATAGGCCACCACAGTGAGGGGCCGTCCAGATCGCGCTGTTTGCCGTTAAGATTCTTTGCGTAAACTGCCGGCGTGCGGCCGTTGAATCCGTGCTCCTCGCGGCGCTCTTCGGCGAATTCGATTACCTCGCCGCGGTCGTTCTTCTCGCCCAACTCGGCAAAGAGCCGGTCGGGCAATGGACGGTAGTCGATGGTTTCCACCGGACCGGTGATGTACCGATACCAATAGACCTGCGACCCCGCGTTGTCTTTCTCATCGGTAATGCCCGGGAACATCTCCTCGGCGGACTGCGCATCGATGGGGTAGGTGACTACCAGAGCCACGAGCGCATTCGAGTAGCGGGACCGATAGATCGGCTCGCACCATTTCGCCGGCAATATGTCGTAGTAGGGCTTGCCGTCGTCTGAACGATGAATAATGACGCCAACAGCGCCGATGACGCCTTCTTCGTACGCCTCGCCCAGAATTGGAACGAGTCCAACGTCGTCGATCAGTTCGGAGATCGCCAGCGTTGCCGCTTCGATCTGCTTTCCACCAGTGGAGACTTTAATGACCGGGAATTGCTCGTCGCCGAATAATTCCGCCAGTGTGTCTTGCGTGATCTCGTGTGCAAGACCAAAATCGACCGATGGGCGCCGGTTGCGGATAGGGATGTGCTTGCCGTCCGGGCCCTTTTCCATCTCGAACGAATACGGAATATCGTCGTACAATTCGCCCGTGAGCATTCGGCCCAGAGCTTCAAGTCGACGGTAGCGTTCGCTGGCACCTTCGGGAAGGTCCAACCCCTCCATCAGTTCGCGAAAGGCCAAGATACGTTACCTCACCGGACCATCGTCCACTTGATTGAGTTGCCGCCGTTTTCTTCCAAGTACCGCTCGACATAGAGCAAGTACCCTGCGGCGTCTGACGTGTGCGTTCGTCGAAGGCCCTGCTCGGATTTATTGCCCTTGTCGATCTCGTTTGTCCCGGGTTTGATCTGCACCGATACGAGGTCCGTTATAAACTCGGGGCAGGTGTGCGGATCGATCAATACGCCAAAGCCAGCTCCCGTGCGGAACTGCTTGTTGACCATGTTTACACGGTCCATTTGCGCCGGGTTGGCCGACTGCACGCGCCAGGTTACGCGGATGCCACGATCGCGTAAAGCCGCGTTGATGGCTTCCCAGTTCGTCCGAATCGCACTCTGCGACGACATGAGCTGCGAGCGCGCACCGCCCGAAGCGTCCCCATAGATCGTCACACCGTAGATTTTCGCGTGCTGCTCGTACCGCAGCAAGAACTCGGCCACAACGTCGTCCACACCGGCGTTTGGCAGCGCGATCTCATCGATGAAGTAGAACACCCGCTTCTGCCATCCCGGTACCGGCATCCGTTTCACGGGCTGCGGCTGACCGGTATACTCGATGATCTCTTGCTGGACGTGAGCCTGAGCAATCAGCGAACACTGCAGGCCGACGTTGAAGTCCAGCGTCCAGAGTAATGGCTTTGGGTGAAGCCCCATCGGTGGGAGCCCCGCGGGCGGACCGACCGCGTGCACGGACTGATCGAAGCTGCGATACGCACCGCCGCCCGTTGTCGGCCAGTGCCCATCGATTTCTACCGGCCACTGATGCGGCGGCAGGTTAGCCTCGATATTTGCGATGTACTGCTCGGCATTCCCCAGCAGGTAGTTGTCCCGCAGGGAAAACCGCCATGAGGGATAGCCGGCTGCTTTCCAGTTCTTCTCGATCAGGTTGTACAGCCACGACCCGACCGGAGCGCCCGGAACACCGCCTGGGTTGAACGTCATCCACGCTTGAATCGGCATATCCGGATACGCCCTATTCGAGCGAACCGAATGCCGCATGCGCCCGACAAGCGTTCTCCAGACCTGCTCGCCGTTGTGCCAGGTCTGCGGTTCTTCCGCGTGTAGCGATTGAATCTGCGTCGACCGAATACGTTCGGCAAGTTCCGCCGAGAGCGCTCGAATGCGCGCGCCGGTATCCAGCAGAATGATCGTGGGCCGCGGGCTATCGGTATATTTGAAGTCACGCCCCTCGCGCCACCGCATGAATTCCTCGAGCAAATTGCGGAAGTCGAGGAAGTACCCGCCACGGAGTTGTTCGAAGTCCGCACCCGTAACGTAATGACCGGCCAGCGGGTAGCGCCGAAGACGTTTGAACATCTTCCACTGCGCCCCGAGCGTCTTCCCGGCACCGACCCCGCCGTACGCGGCGGAAAACAGCGCTTCGGTTTCAACCTGGTCCGCCTGTTGGGGTAAGACCTCAAACTCGGCCGAGAGAACTTTTGGGATCTCAATCGTCGACACTATGCGACCTCCGCCTTGCGCTCGCGCACAATCAGGACCGCCTGCTCAACCCGCTGCTCGTCGTCATCCGACTTGCTCGCATCGGTCGACGCAGTGCCTTCCTTCAGCCCCGCATCTAAACGATTATCCCGCGTATATTTGGACATCGCGCCGAGAATATCGTTGAGCGCCGTCGTTTCGCCTTGCGTGACTCCGAGTTTGAGCGTCCCGTTGATGGCCTTGTCGATCATCGTATCGATGAGGTTGCCGGCCTTTGCGTACAGGGCCGGAATACGCTGGAGATTATTGGCGATGTCAGAAGCTGCTGCGGTTATGGCCTGCTGCCCGCCGAGTTGCTCGACTGCCCGCCTGGTGGCCATATCGATGACGTTTGAGCGCGCGGCCTCAGCTATCTGCCCTTTTGTCGCCCATTTCTCTTTGTCGCGGTGTTTCGCGATTGAATCGCGCTTGACGCCAAAGGTCTGAGCCAGCGTGGTGATGTTCGTTTCGCCGCCTTCGTAGGCGGATTGGATTTTATTCCAAGGTATGTCGTTGCGCCGACCTTTTCCAGGACCGGGACGCCGTGGATCATCCGATGCCATGCGTAATAATCACCGCCGGCATCCGCCTGGCGTTCCTTGTTACTGACTTAGTTGCCGACTGTAATGATCTGTAGCGGGCTTTTGTACAGGTGGCTCGCATCGAATTGCGCGCTTACCCGGACTTCGTACTGTCCGCCGACCGGGAAATCTGTGGCTGCTGTCCCGTACGTTGCGGTTTTGCCGTCACCCGATACCGTCATGGTCATAACCGTAGGTGTGGGGTTTTGGCCGAATTCCAACAGCGTTGCAGTGAGCTTCACCGTTGCGCCGGTAAGCGTTGTGAGGTTGCCGGGAAGCCCGACTTGCGGGTCGACGGTAATGACGACCCCGATCTCTCCGGCCTGCATTTACTTCCTCACATTGGCGCGACGATCGTAAGCCCTGGAACCAAACTCGTTTCGATTGCGAACCCGGTGCTCATTGGGGTTGCTAGACTCAACGCCGAACTCAGCGGGAGCGTCAAGAACAACGTTTCGAAGGGAAAGCCTTGACCTGAACTACCGGTGGACTGCACCGAGATCGGCCCGAGCACTTGCGCGAGCATGGCATCGATGGTGACCGCTGCCTGCGATTGAAGCCCAAGGCTCCCAAGTACACTGTTTGCAGCCGCACTGATGACGACGTTGCCCGAAGATGAGCCGGTAAGACTGCCAAGGACGACGTTGAGGTTCGCTGTGCTGGAACCCGTGTCGCTTGCGGTCGCGGAAAGGGTAACTGGCCCCAGCGTCGTGTTTGCGGAACCGCGTACAACGACGTCTGCCGTGGCTACACTGGAGAGTTGCCCCAGCGTTTGGGACAGCACGCCGTCGACAGAGACGGTGCCGGCTGAGGCTACAGATGCTGGGCCGAGTGTCTGCGTGAGACTCGCATGCGTGGATACGGTGCCGGTCGCAGCTATGGTAGCTGAACCCAGCGTGATGTTCGCTGTGCCGGTGACCCCGCCGAGGCTTCCCGTTGCGACCAGAGTCGCTGGTCCCAGGGTAACAGTCAGTGACGCGGTGACCGGAATCTGCGCTGTAGCAGCTACGGTTACAGCACCGAGAGTCGCTGAAAATGAAGCGGTGACGATGGCTTGCGCTGCTGAGGTATCGGTGAGCGCGCCCAGCGTGATTGATTCTGAACCGGTGACGACGACTGCGCCCGCTGCAGAAACGGTCGCTGCACCAAGCGTGG